GACTATGACATATTTGAATTTGAACAATATCTGGGTGACTTTCTTCAAGAACTAATTAGATTTGGTGTGCAAGAAAATAACTTAGTATATACTGGTGGAACTGATGACAATAGAGAAAACAATATTAGCGAATTTGATTTACAATGAAACATTTTCACGAAAGGTTATTCCTTTCCTGAAGAAGCAATACTTCTCTACCAATGAAGGTATTGTTACAGAGACCATACTCAAATTCTTCCATGAATATAACAGACTTATCACCAAAGAAATTCTCAACATAGAACTCAGCAACAGACGAGATCTAAATGAATCGCAATATAAAGAAGTAAAGAAACTTGTTGAAGACTTAGTTATAGCAGAACCAATGAATGATATTTGGTTACTGGATGAGACTGAAAAGTTCTGTAAGCAAAGATCAGTTTACAATGCCATTATGGACTCTATCAAGATCATTGATGGTAAGGGCACTGATAAGAATCAAGACGCAATTCCGGCAATGTTATCTGAGGCACTTGGTATATGCTTTGATAGTCACGTTGGTCATGATTATATCGAGGATGCCGAAAGCAGGTTCGAGTTCTACCATAGAGTGGAAGAAAAGGTTGCCTTGGATCTGGATATGTTCAACAAGATCACCAAGGGTGGTTTGAGTAATAAATCTTTGAGCGTAATTCTTGCAGGTACAGCAGTTGGGAAATCTCTGTTTATGTGTCATGTGGCAGCATCAACTCTGATGCAAGGTAAGAATGTACTTTACATAACAATGGAAATGGCAGAGGAGCGCATTGCAGAACGGATCGATGCAAACCTATTGAATGTTACCATTGACGATCTGCGAACTATTGACAAGGCAATATTCGATACACGGATAAACAAACTCAGCAAGAAAACGCAGGGTAAACTTATCATCAAGGAATATCCAAATGCATCGGCGCACTCTGGACACTTCCGTGCACTGATCGAGGAATTGAGAATCAAACGAGATTTTGTTCCAGACATTATTATGGTTGACTATCTGAATATATGTGCATCTGCCAGAATGAAACTTGGTGCCAGTATAAACTCATACACCTATATCAAATCAATTGCAGAAGAGTTGCGTGCTTTGGCAGTTGAGCATAACCTACCAATCCTAACAGCAACGCAAACCACTAGATCTGGATTTACGAATACTGATATTGGATTGGAAGATACCAGTGAGTCGTTTGGATTACCGGCAACTGCCGATCTTATGTTTGCCTTGATCTCCACCGAGGAACTGGAAGCACTGGGGCAGATTATGGTGAAGCAATTGAAGAATAGGTATTCAGATCTAAACTATTACAAGAGGTTCGTGATTGGAGTTGATAGATCAAAGATGAAGTTGTTTGATGTAGAAGCATCAGCACAAAGTAATATCTCAGACAAAGGTAAGCAAGATAAACCGACATTTGATAACGGCGAGATTGGGAAACGTCTACATACTGAAGGGTTCGATGATTTTAAGTTTTAGGAGAATGATATGGTAAGAACTATTGTTGCTGAAAGAAAATATGATTGCAAGGATCTGCTTGGTAAGTTCATAGATGAAAGACACTATGACTTATTGGTAGAGGAAGATTGTGATGTTTACATGCCGGCAGATTGCGACATAACAGTCAGTGATGGTTGTGATGTGCCAAATGACTGTAACACATGCAACAAAGCGACTAGCGAAAAAAGAATTGTATTCAAGTTTCGTAAGAATTATTTCAGCAAGAAAGAACAGCAGATGGCTTATGAAGGATTACGCGAAGCGGCAATTCGCACTGAGAATAGAGGTCTAGCATCTGGTATCAAAGATGGTGTGTCAGTAGATACATCTGTGCGTCAGTGGGTCACAAACTATCAGGATGATATGTTATCCGCAGTGCTTGATGATACAGAATCATTAGCATTAGATGACGTGGATGTCATTGATGAAATCAACTCCAAGTACCCAACAGATGATGACAAACGTAGAGCAGGTGGTGTAGGTAAAAATTTAGTATGGGTAATTTCTAGGTATCGTGATGGAGATTTTATCTTCGCAGATTGGGTTGCATCAATTCAACCTTTAGACAAGGCAGAGAGAATCAAATCTGCAAATGTTATTATGGAAATGGTTAGTGATACAACTTATGGCGCACCAGTGAACTCCGGTATTGCCGGATGGTTTGATCGTTATCCTCGCATACCATATGGCAGGATAACTGGATATACCAGAGACAATTTTGAGAAGTTCAAGATGTCGTTTCCATTTCTGAAGTCCCTCGCCAAGGGTTTCAAAGAAATGATGCCAAAGAGATACTCCAATCAAATGGCAGCAGCAAAGAAGATTGATCCAGAGTTCTTAGTTCCAGGCACTCCATTTACAACTATCACTGTGAACAAGACATTCAGAACTGCTGCTCATTATGATGCGGGTGACTTCACAGAGGGTCTATCAAACCTATTGGTATTGTCCAATGATGGTAAGTTCACTGGTGGATATTTGATCGCTCCTGAATATAGAATAGCAGTCAATGTAAGACCAGGTGATCTACTTCTGATCAACAACCATGAAGTGATGCATGGCAATACTCCAATTGTATGTGAGGAAGGTTCTGAACGTATATCATTGGTTGTTTACTTCCGTGAGAAGATGCTCGAGTTGGGTTCTAAACAATATGAAGATTGTCGTTATGCTTTCATTGAATCTCGTAGAACTAACAAAGATCATCCACTTCAACGCAAATTATGGAATGGTGTTAGTCCAGGTTGTTTTGACACCGATGAATGGAAGGATTACCTAGTTACTAATCTTGGAGTAGAAACTGCAAAACAATATGAACCAAAGTTAATGGCAGAGAAAAATTCATTGGACGAACCATTCTAATGATCATACCAAATGATCAAGGTGGCGATTGGAGGATTGATAAGTTTGTCGATTATCAAAATGCAGTACCTCCAATCTATCAAGGCACTTTGTCTCAGTATGTTATCAATAACAATCTGTCTGAACTAGATTGCTTGGTGTTGTCTTGGTACATGTCAGTCACATATAGTGAGATCTCTGCAATCTGGTTACACAAAGTTCTACCATTTGATAATCTATCTGATGCTCCAGCATTCTTTGAATCGAATAGAGATAAAATGATATTTGGATCTGCCAAAAAGTATAACAGATACAAGGGTAGATTTGAGTATCTAATGAAACAGTTTCAAGAGAAGTATGGCGCAGATCCAGTCAGTAAACTATATGAAGTTATTGGGACTGGCACAGATAAACAACGATACGATAACTCACTTGCGTACAACCTTACCATAAAGGAATGCGGTAGATTTTCTGCTGAGTTATTCAATGAATGTTGTTTGTTTCTATCGGAAACTGGACATTTTTCTGCCAAAATGTCATCTGCAAACAGCATAGATTGGGACAAGGGAGCAAACCTCACCAGTTGTATGTTCAACTTGATATATAAGGACGAATTAGCAAATGAGTTTGATGAGGTTGGCAAACTCACCGAGGAGATGAAATCCTATATTCCATTATTCAATTCTGAGTTGGAACGGATGAGAGAAAAGATATGGGAACGATACCCAGACCGAAAGATTGACATTCCATTGTTCACTCCAAAACTTTGCTCATTCAGAAACCTATTCAAGTGTAGTCGTTATGCTCCGTATCATGCCGATAGACAATTGGAACATATTAATCAGTATAGAGAATGGCACCCAGAATCATCTGATATATGGGATGAGTTATTTCAGATACGAGAACAGACTATGCCGAGTCATTTTCTTGGAGAGAAAAACAACTGGACTGGTATTCGCAAAGAACGCAAGAGGTTATGGGTTGACAGGGGACTTACGGGAATAGAACCAGAGTCAATTGACGATTATAGTTCGTTGGAAGAATCCTTTTGAGAACCGTATATTTTGATGATTCAGATTGCGACTTTGAATTGCTAGATGGGTTCAGAGATTTCTCATTCAAGCATATTGCATTTGGAGATGTTGATCCAATATACACTATGGTTAAAAATTCTGGGTTATCTCACGCAGATAAGAAACGATTTATATTCTCTCATCTCATGGTGTATGATCTGAAGTCTAGTATTGCATTGGCCAACGAATCAGATGACGACAAATACTATGATAAACTACTGCAGTTGTTTACGGAAGCAAAGGTTGGTAAAGATCGTAAGGATGTTGCCTCAAGAGAAACCAATATCAAGTCAAGGGTGTTTGGAACTCAGTTACCCAAACTAAGAAAACAATCTCCGGAAGACTGGGTACAGTATGCAATAGATGAAACTATAAAACATAAATCATGGTCTGTATCATTAGTTGCCTGCAAGAAGATACCAACCTTCGGGGAGTACTTCTCATTCAAATTAGCAGATATGATTGAAACAGTTTTTGATATACCGGAATACTCGGTACAATGGGGTCCTGAGTTCCGAAAGTCAGTGCCCAGGGGTTCATTGACTGGATACGAAATGGTTAGAACTGGATCGACTCATAAGTTTAGAACCAAAGAGGAAATCCGCAAATGTTCTTTGATGGAAACATTTTATACCGATCAAATTGAGTTCTTCAAAGACTATGTATGTCCACAAAATCCAAACAGATCAATTGGAGTGCAGGAAATAGAAACATTGTTATGCGACTATCGCAAACTAAGAAAGGGCACTTTACAGCATGGAGATAAAGTGTTGAAGTTGAAACATGGTATAGATCATAATATAGATCTAAGGGTTGCTCAGGAACTACTGATTGGGGCAGAACCAATGTTACAACGTAGAGAAGAATTGTTGGAATTGAGTGTCAATAAGATTGATCAGAGTTATTGTACAAAACTTGATCGTAAATAAGCATAAGAGTATACTATTATTTTAGGAGATATTCAATGAGAAAGATTATTGCTGTTGGTGGCGTTCCTGGCACCGGCAAGACAACCCTGTTTCGTAAGTTTATGGAAGGTAAAACATGGGAACGGCGATCCCCAACAAAATTAGTTGAAACGCATTATTGCACAGAACTTGATTTACATATTTTAGGAAAGTATGAAGAGGGTGAAACCTATGCGGGAACTGATAAACTAGGAATGTCTTGCCAACCAAATATGCAAAAATGGATTGAAAGTATAAATTCAAATATCCTTTTTGAGGGAGATCGATTAACGAACAGCAAATTTTATAATTTTCTACTGGAATTACCAGATACCGAAGTGAAGTTTGTCATCTTGAAAACCTCTAAAGATATTCTACAAGATAGATATATCACTAGAGGTTCCAATCAATCTGAAGTTTTCTTGAAGGGTAGAGACACTAAAATCGATAACATATTGTCAAATCTGGAATATATGGATACAATAATAGAATTTCGTAATGAAACTATGCAAGACCAAGCAATCATATTGTCGTATCTCGAAGAACATCTGTTTTCCGTTTAATCCACGACAATTTTTTTAAATTGGACATTTTCTGTCTGGTTTCGGCAGAAAGAGTTCTGCCTTTATTCCTATCGGATATTTTCTGTTTAGTTTCAGCAGAATGAGGTTTGCCTGGTTTGCCTTTCTGAGCATCAGACATTTTTTGTTTACTTTCAGCAGAATGAGTTTTGCCTTTCTTAGCATCAGATATTTTCTGTCTGGTCTCGACTGACATATTTTGTTTTGAGGCAGACATTTTTTGTTTACTTTCAGCAGAATGAGTTTTGCCTTTCTTAGCATCAGACATTTTCTGTTTGGTTTCAGCAGAAAGAGTGGTGCCTTTCCTTGGACTAGGACCGATATTTCTAAACTGGTTTTTACCTAGATTATAATGTTCATTCAATAGTAATGGGTTTTCCCAATTATCGCATATCAACTGCTGTTCGAACGTATAGGCATCACTTGGATCGAAGAACTCTGCAATAATGGTCCAGGTATAATTAGACCAATCCGGTCTAATTGTCGTAGATGAAGTCTTATATTCGGGTAAATCTAGATGCGATGGAATGTTCAATTTTACATTCTTTTCTCTATACCCAATGTAAAACTGGTTGGTTTCTTTATGGGTACAAATGTATACGTATGGTACTGCTTTATCAGACGAATAAATAGTCATGCTGACTCTCCTTGGTAGGGTTAGGGGTCTTGGATGTGTTCAGCATCGCGAAGACCATTATTATTGATTTGACTTAATACCTAGTTTCAGGTATACTATTATTTATAAGAAATAAAACTTCAGAATGGAAAAACTCGAATATAATTGCCCATATTGTTACGAATGGGTGCTAAAAACCGACTTTCAAAGTCACCAACTGGGTCACTGGAACGATCCCAAGGTAAACAAATCTCCGGATACATTGGATGAACTGAAACAGAGATTTATTTTGATCGGAGGGTGAGATAAGAAGTGAGAAATTATAAATAGGTAAGGTCATCATTGTTTTAGGAGTGCTACATGCATAACTATTTTAGCAATAACGATGTGAATTTCCTTGATATAGTTGATTTGAAGGGTTATCCATTCAACCCTGTTTACGTCACCAAATTTCTACAGAGAACAGATATAACAGATACCATTGCTCTGAACAAATACTTCTCCAAGTGGCGCACGAAGTTCCAGTTTGAAGAACATAGCAAACTTAGGAATCAAGACATAGTGGTATCTGCCCAGTATGATTATGAAGTGAACAGCATATTGATTTTCGTATCAAGCAAGAAAGGCATCAAGTTTGTGAACATGACTGATGCCAAGAAATCAAAGTTGGGATATGATATTATCCTGGCAGTCATGCACGAGATGGTACATAGAAAGCAGTTCCACCATCGTCATGACTATAATGATTATCACTATGAATTTCGCAAGACTGGTGATAAGAAACTCGATCAAGAATATACCTATTACAGTGATGTGGACGAGGTGTTTGCCTATGCCCACTGTATCTATTCAGAGTTGAAGACAGAGTATCCTGATCTAAGCATTGCAGAGATACTGAAGAAAAGAAAATTACATTCACCCATACTTGCGACCTATAGGGAAATGTATACTAATAACAGTGATACCTTTTCGCAATTGATCAGAGAAATATTCAGATGGGAAAGAAAATATAATGAAGTCATTGGTGGGAGGTAAGATTTGAGTCTGAAGAATTTCAAAACATGTTTACGATATCCGGGAGGTAAGTCCAGGGCAATTGATAAGATATTTAAATATCTTCCTTGCATGAATAGTTACACAGAATATCGTGAACCATTTCTTGGTGGTGGGTCAGTTGCAATTGCCATGGCAAAACGTAATCCACACCTGAACATATGGGTCAATGACTTATACTTCTCTCTATATAATTTTTACGTTACGGTCAAGAATGATGGGGATAATCTCTACAATGAATTGATCAATCTAAAGAGAGAGAATTCAACTGTAGATAAGGCAAGAGAATTATCCTCAAGTTGTAGAATAAGATTGAATGATCCTGCTGTATCTAACTTCGATAAAGCAATTTGTTTTTATGTTTTGAACAAATGTAGTTTCTCTGGACTCACAGAAACTGGATCATCATTTTCTGCCTCTGCTTCCGATGGTTGTTTCACTCTCAATAATATCGAAAACATAAAACATATGTCTGGGTTGATGAAGAACTGGAAATTGACAAATCAATCATATGAAACTATTTTAGAAAATCCAGATGAAAACACTTTTGTTTATCTGGATCCGCCATATGATATAAAAGACGTGCTGTACGGAAAATCCGGTTCAATGCATAAGGGATTTGACCATAGTCTATTTGCGGAGAAGTGTAATAATTCTTCCATACATATGATGATAAGTTATAACAACGATCAATATGTTCGAGATCGGTTTCCAGAATCTGATTGGAAATATTCCGTATTTGATCTGACGTATACCATGATGTCAAAGGGTGATTATTTGAAGAATCAAAAAGATCGCAAAGAATTGATACTAACGAATTATCCTATAGAGAACAGTAGTAATCTGGATGATTTCTTTTAGTCAATAACGTGAAGTATAATTTAGAAATATTTATGGAGTGATAATAATGGCAAATTTGAGTGGTATGGCGTCCGATAAAAAACAAACAGTATGGAATAAATATGTAGTTACTGTTCCTGCATCTTTATTGCCTGGATATACAAATTGTAATCCAGGATCTGCTTTAGTGGATAAAAAAAATGTTCCACTCGACTTATCGTACAAAGTTGGGGCACTATTCACTATCACATCAATAAATTTATTGGAAGTTGGAAAGATAAAACTGGCTCAGGTGAAAATAGGTCTGCAATGCGGATATATGAGTATATCTCAGATAAACAAACCAAATACAAATGCAAATAAAATATCAACCAAAGTTAATTTTGGATTATTGAAATTGTACCAAGAAGGTGCTACCCCCATAGTAAAAACAAAATACATCTTAAATACTCCCACAATCACAGAATCCGGAGAATTGGATTTCATAAATCGCATCAATTCAGCAATCCTATCTCCCATAACATTAAAAATAGGTAATATTACATACAATAACATATGTGGAGCGAATAAGGTTGCCGGCATATACAAGGCGGATTTAGTTTTTGTCAGTTTAATAAAAAACGAATTCAAAGAAGTTTGTTTTGTTTCGCATAAGATGGGGAAAACTCCAAAAAATTTCGGTCAATGGGGTGGTATGACAGACAGGTCTGGTTCCGATATATCTAATGATCCTCTAGTCAAAAAATTCATAAAACAGGTTAAGTCCACGCAAGATTACACTTTCAAAAAAATGCCTGCCACATTCACCATAATCAAAAAAATAATAGGTGCCAGTGGAGATAATTTAAAAAAACGATCTATGTATGGATCTAATTATCCTGGAAATACCGGACGCGATAATGTTGATTTTATACTCCAAGGAAATCCTTCAATACGTAGTGGAATATTAAATATGGATGGCGCAATCCATTCAAATGGAACATTAATTAATATGGCGGGATTTGATCCATGTTTAATGGCGTACCGTAGAGGTGCTGGAGAAAGAAATCAATTTAATATACCTGGTGCTAGATTTGTAATTTCTCCTATTGGCGGAAGACCTGCCCAATTTGAAATTTTGGATGATCAACCTCAATATGGCGATGTATTATGTTACACAGAAGCAAATAAACGAGTGAAAGTAAAAATACCAGATTGAATCAAATAGTCCTTGACTTCTATTCAATGATAAGATATGATATTGTTATAATGAGAAAGGATAAATTATGAGCATGAATCACAAGTTTGATAGAGATATTTTTGATGAGTGCGATTTAAAGGCTAGGGCATGGGCTAAACATCTATTCAAGAGATATGGAGTAGAGTTACGAGATAACCCAGATGAGTATGGAGTAGACCTAATTGCCTACAGAAATGACAGAGAGGTTGGTTATGTTGAAGTGGAGATTAAGAAGACTTGGAACGGTGCGTTTATATATAAATATCTAAATGTTCCAATACGTAAGAAAAAACTGCTCACATCTCGTTTACGTAGTGTTCTTGTGGCTTTTAACCATGATGGAACGCAGTGTTTTATCTGTAATGATAATGTTGTGCTTAGTTCTGCGATAGAAGAAGTGAAAAATAAGCACGTATCTCACGGAGAGATGTTTTATAGAGTGCCAGTTAGCAAGATAAAGTTAGTAACTATGTAGAATAGGGTACATACTAGTGTTATAATGAAAAAGTTCTCGGAGTATATACTGGAAGCAAACGAACAGGGTAGTCTCACGGTATTTGATATCGATGATACCCTATTCCACACCACTGCCCAGATAGCAGTTATCAAGGATGGCGAGACTATCAAGAAACTCACCAACCAAGAATACAATACATATACTCTTGAGAAGGGTGAGACATTTGACTTCACAGAATTTAGAGACGCAGATAAGTTCTATCGTGAGTCTAAACCAGTCACGAAAATGATGGAGAAGGCAAAGGCAATATTATCCAACTCCCTGAAGAATCCCCTAAATAAAGTAATCATCGTCACTGCCCGAGCAAACTTCGATAACAAGGATAAGTTCCTGGCAACATTCCGCAAGCATGGTTTCGACATTGATAAGGTCAGAGTTGAACGTGCCGGAAATATGGATGATATTCATGTTGGTGCAGATAGAAAATATATCATCATCAGAAATTATCTGAAGGCAGCAAACTATGCCAAGGTGCGGTTGTTCGATGATGCCATGGCAAACCTCAAGGTGTTTCTGAAACTTCAAACTGAATTTCCAGACACCAAATTCGAAGCATACTTTGTAAAATCAGATGGATCTATTAGGACTGTAAAATAATGTTACAATTTAAAGAATTTATAACTGAGTCGTCTCCAGTTCCAACTAATATGCCACTTGCATCCGGGGCAGTAACTGGAAGATCCAAAGAAAAATTTGAAGCAGCACTTATCAATCTTCAGGTGGCAGTCAAAGAAGGCACTATTCGTAAGGCAGATTTAGAGACCATAAAATATGCTTTGAATGATGCGTACAGATTGACTTGGGAACAGTATTATGTTCGAGATTATCTAAAGCAATCTCACGAACAAAGAAACTCTTCTCCACATGCAAAGGAAGAAAACGATCTCTACTACAAGGATAGAGGTTTTAAGACTGCACCGATCATAGTTAAAAACTACACCAAGTTTGCAAATCAATCAAAAATGATAGCAATGGCGGTTCAAGTCGCCGATGAGTTTGCTCCATTTAAAGATATAATGGATCAATTGAAATCTAATATGACGACTGGTAGAGCACCATCCACCGCAGTCAAATATACTAACCCAAATCAAGTTCGTGGCACTTGTGGATGGTGCTTACGAGACATAGCAATTGATCGTTCAGGACTAATGTCTCATCATGGATTTGAGAGACCTGGCGTTGGATACCAAACTCAGTCTTGCTCTGGGGTGAATTTTAAGAATTTAGAGACTTCTCTTGATGGGTTGAAAGCAAGAATTAAAAATACCCAACTACATAAAACGAATACAGAGTTACAATTGAAAGAACTTCCAAGGGCAATATCTCTCAATGTTCGCACATCAATTGGATCGAGAGAAATTACTTCCATTGGTAAAGAAGATCCTCTTTGGGCAAAAACGTATAAAAATGCTGAATCCAATTTGCAATCTGAAATTAGATCTATATCCAGTGAGATAGATTTTCTGAACAAAGAGTTGCGCAAGTGGCAAATTAAACACAATGTGTGATATCAGTTAAAGGGGTGAGTGGTTATTTCATGATTATTATTCAATTTACGCAGACCTCAACACAAACATATTATAAATAGATAAAATAATGTATCAAGACGTGTGTTTTGGTAGTATAATCTCATATATATGGATCTGAAATGAAAAAATATAGGCAGTTAGCCAAGGAAATAGTGCCAACCAAGTCACTATTGACCGTGTTTACCCCATCTCTGAGTGGTAATAAGCACCTTATCGAATCAATCACCTCAGATCCATTACTTGCAAGAAAAACTGATCACCCTGCCCCACGTATACCAAAAACGATTATCAAAAAACCAATCGTCGAAACGATCTCCGAAACGATCTCTGAAGCAGTACTAATTGAAGTAGCAGCACCCTCTGTACCACAACCTCCAGTTGCCTTTGCTCCGGTCTCTCTACCCCAAGAAACCCCTGTTCCAGTTGTCCCAGTTTCCGTGGACAATATGAGCAAGTATCTGACAGATAAGTCCTTCCAGCAACCAAACCCAGATCCAGTGCCACAGGAAATGGATGCAGTCACTGCTAAACTGAAATTCCTTGAACAGGCAATTGGCAGAATAGCAGCACACGGTCCAGGCAGTGGTGAAGTGAATCTGCGGTACTTGGATGATATTGATCGCCCCAGTATTGTTGACGGTAAATTCCTCAAATACAACGGTACAACCAAGAAATTCGAATTTGCAGATCCATTGACAGGTGATATTGATATTGCCCAAGTAAACAGTGATTGGAACGCAGTAAGTGGTGTGGCACAGATACTCAACAAACCAACCATACCAACCTCATTTGATCGACTCATTAGTCCAGACACTACAAAAGAATTTGTATTGACCGATAATGGTACAGTTACAATGCCATTTGGATCGTTGTTCACTGAGACTAGCACAACACTAATATTGACACCACCCGGAGCATTTCCTGGACAGGGTCTGGTGATAAGTCCAACGACTGGCACTGGACTATCGGCAGACGTAGCATTCTCTGCAGGTGCCACAATCACGGTAAGACTAACAGATGCTGGATCGCACACACACGAGGACCTCACTGGTTCCGGTGGTCGTGATGGGTCTTGGCCATATACTATTACAGGTGCCACTGCATACCAATTGGGTCTTGCGGGTTTATCCGGAACTTTCTTGGCAATCGACTGGGTCTTGCTTGGTGGTAACTATGTCAATGATATTGTTATCAACGTGCCTATCGGAACCACTGCAACTGGATTTGTTGTAACACTGGATGATCAAGTTGGTCCTCCATACACTGGGTTTCCTGTTCCAACAACTATCACATTGACTGTGGGTTCGATTGTAACTCCATCGGAAAGCAGTCATATTCATATTCTGTCCGGTGATCAAACCAATGTTGACCTGTATCTGGGCAATGATAACCAGTACGTGAAGGTCGGTAAAAACAATGGTGATGTAACTATCGGAACCAATGGCAATACTAATAATTGGATTTTCAGTGCAGACGGCTCAACAACTGTCCCAGATGGATTATATCTGCCAACCGGAAATATGACTGAAACAATTGCATCGGTTGAAGTTATCATTGATGACTTGGTGCTTGATATGGTTGTGGATTATTCAACTGGTGAGGGTGATAATATTCCTGCCGATACATATGGCACACATATTCAGATCAACCATCCTTGGACAGTTTATCAGTTTACCACAGATCCTGCACCACCCTTGGAAGTTGAAGACATCATTGCGGGAGAAGGAGTTCCAGAATTCAGTCAGGTGCTTGTTATTGGTACCGGTATATACACTAAGATAGTGGTAACAGATAAAACAGTACCACTTGTCCCCCCAGAACATAATCAAGTAATAACCATTACTCGTCCAATCACATTGGCGACTTTGAGTTTGAATACTGTGGCAGATACCAACATTAGTCTATTACCCACAGGTCTTGGGAATGTTCTATTTGAGTCTGATCTTATACCAATCACCTCTGGACAACACAGTTTAGGAACACCGACCAGACGATTCAAGCAACTATGGTTATCCGGTGAATCTATCTATATCCAGGACGAAACAACTGGTGCCGATTTACGAGTGACTGCCATTGATGGAGACTTAGTTATTGCGGGTGGTGCAGGATTATCGGTCGGTGAATTTAGATTCCATGATAATCAGATATACATCACTAATCCTGATCGCGAAATTATTATTGGTCAACCAGATGCAACTGGTGCTATAGTAATCAATAGACCTATTCAAGTGGTGAGTGGTTTGACAGGTAATCCATCATTTGAGGTTGACCGTTCTGGTATGACCACTATTGGTATACCTAATCTTGCAATTGGTCAAACGGCATTGAGTATTACTGCCGATGCCAATGGTGAGACCTACGATGTACCACAAATAGCAGGTGGTAGTTTAGTACACATCACTAATAAACATAATATTCCACCACTGCTTACATTTGATAGTTTTGGAGATTTTGCTCCATTACCAGTCAGTATTATTGGTCGTAGATTTCGTGGTACTATTACCGCACCGGCAGTCTTGCAAGCAGGAGATAATATACTAACTATATCTGCTGCTGGTTATGCGAATGCTGCCACTCCAACAGGACTGCCAACTGTATCAAGTGCTAGAATGTTGTTTGTGGCAGATGAAACATTCAATGCCACTTCTCAAGCAGGGCATATTGAAATATTCAGTCAAAAAATAGGTGGAACTGGGGTAGAATACAAAGGGTTGATGATAAGTCATAATGGTCTAGTTATACCTAGTATCACACAAGGTGGAACTGGATTGGGTGGTATTACATTTGCCGATGGTACTATTCAAACAACTGCCGGAATAACCTCTGCCAGTGTTGGTGATGGTCTAACTGGTTCGGTGGTTGATGGTGTTCTAACCATTGATGCCACTGGTGTGCAATCAGTCACTGCTGCCGTGGGTGCCGGTGAAATAGCAATCACATCTGATCTCGGTGGCAGAAATCTAACACTGACATTGCCACAACCACTTGGCACAACAAGTACACCGGAGTTTCTAAGTCTAACTCTCCACGACCTAACAGTGAATGGAACATTTACCACTGCAATCAATACTACCATCTCGGGCAAAATACTATACCTTGCCAGTGATGCCACTCTTGCCTCTCAGATTGATGGTGGTGGAGTTGTATTGGGTACAGGGTTATTTGCCAAATCAATATTATATGATTTGACTCCTGATAGATGGGACACTGATGGTGCCGGACTCAAGACAGAAAATCTGGAAGCAATTGATGGTCTATTCACTGGAGTACTTGAGTCTCGTGGACATGCTATGTTCGGAACTGGTTACATTGGCACTGATTATCCAAACACAACTATCCAATCTGATACCAATGT